GCGGCGCCTCCTCGGCCGTCACATTCGGGTCGCGTGGTGCGATGGCCTCGTCGAGGGTCAACTGGCGCGGGTCCATCAGCGCACCCCCGCCTTCCCCTGCTCGCGCGCCATGCGGATGAACCGGTGCCTGGCCTCCTCGGGCACGTGCATCGCGGCCGCGAGGTCGACGAAGAGCGCCAGCTGCTGGCCGCTCAGGCCGAGCGCCCCGCCCCAGATCTCGACCAGGTCGAGCGGCGGGGTCTTCTTCCCCTGGCGGATCTGCTGCACCCAGCCAGCGGGCTTGCCGATACGCCGGCAGAACTCGGCCTGCGTCCAGCCCTTCGCCTCCCAGGCGGCCGCCATCATCGCGCCGAACGGGCTGTCGGAACTCAAGCCACACCGCCGATCTGCTGCTGCTTCGGCTCGGCCGCCGGCGTGGTGACGCGGTCGGCGCCGCGGCGGATGCAGTCGAGCAACCAGCGGTAGCCGGCCGCGCAGGCCAGGGCGTCGTCGAGCGAGGCGTGGGCGCCGCGCACGCGGTCCGGTGCCCAGTGGCCGGACATCGTCGCCAGCGTCTCGAGGCGAGCGTTCGGCGCGCCGAGGCGCAGCGCGTCGTTGACGGCCAGGAAGGTGACCATCGAGCAGCGCCAGCGCGGATGGAGCCAGGTGCGCGTGCCGCTCAACCGCTCGGCCTCGTCGACGAAGGCCTTGTCGAAACCGGCGTTGTGGGCCAGGGCCTCGGAGTTGCGCGGCATCCACCGCGCGATCTCGCTCATGGCGGCGTACAGGTTCACCGCGCCCTTCTCGGCCCAGCGCTCCGGCGTGTAGCCGTTGATGCGCGCCGCGTCCGGCGTGATCTCCTTATCGGGGTAGGGCTTGATGTAGAGGTCCAGCGTGCGCTTCGGCGCCAGGTCCTCGTCGAGCTCGACCAGGGTGATGCTGAGGAGCGGGTGCAGGCGGGCGTCGAGTCCGCCGGTCTCGGTGTCGACGGCGATCAGGGGCATGCGGGTTCCTTCGAGGCGGCCGCCGTGGCAACCGGCGTGGTGATCACGGCCATGAACCAGGAGCGGGTGAATGGGATGGTGGCGAACTGCCAGGCGCCGCTCGGGTAGACGTGGCGGCGCAGCAGGCCGAGGTCGACGAGGCGCTGCGCGCTGGCGCCGAGCGCGTCGAGCGGCACGTCGCGCTGCGAGAAGCGCCCGCGTCCAGCCGAGTCGCGCTCGCGCAGCCACCAGGCGAGCGCCCGCCAGGCGCCCGACTCGACGACGCTGCTGGTGAAGGCCTGCTGCTCGGGCGTCATTGGCCAGGCGCAGGGCACCAGCGACGGCGCGGCGTCATCCGCCGGGCCATCGGCCCCCAGCCAGCGCCGTTCGGCGTCGGCGCTCATCCGTCCGCCTTCAGCGCCGCGATCTCGGCGTCGAGCGTCGCCTGGCGCGCCCGCTTGGCGCGCGCGTAATCGGCGAGCACGTCGCGCAGGTAGGCGTCGGTCTGCTCCTTGGTCTTCTGCCGCTGGGCGATCTCCAGCGCCATGGTCAGCCGGCCGACCCACTCGGGATAGAAGCTGTCGGTGGCCATCACGCCCCCGCCGGCGTCGGCGCCAGGCCGGTCGCGGCCTCCGCCTCGAGCTTCTCGAGCACCAGGCGCTTCTGGTCGTCGGTGGCGTGGTCGCCGCCGTGCTTGTTGCGCACGTCCATGATCAGCTCGTGCCCGGCCTTCGAGCCCAGGCGCTCGGTGATCGCCTCGCAGGCGGCCTCGTATCGCTGCTTCGGCGTCAGCGGTTTCGCAGCCGCTGCGCCCGCAGCACCAGCCGCAGGAGCAGGACCATGCGCAGGCTGCTGATCGCCCGCTGGCCGGCGGGCCGGCGCGTGGTTCCCGTTCGCGCTGGCGCGCGGCGCGGTAGCCGCCTTGGTCCCCTGCGCGGCGTTGCCATCGTCGTCCTCCTCGGCGACCACGCCGACGATCGCCTGCAGCGCGTACCGACGCAGGTAGGTGATGGCCGAACCGAGCGTCTGGATCTTCGCGTCGGGATCGACCTCGCTCGACAGCGCCGTTTCGATCCACTCCCCGCTGGAGTGGACCAGGCGCGTGGTCATGACCAGCTGCGACATGCGGTAAGGACCGTTCGATCCCTCGACCACCGTCGGCGGCGTGACCTCGGCGGTCTGCAGCAGCGCGATGCCGTGCTTCGCCAGCGGCGGCCGCACCGCGTCGAGGACGCTGGACAGGTCCGCGTAGTTGTAGGTGTAGTCGGCCTTGTCGCTCTTCACGCGGGCGACGCGGTCCTTCACCGGGTTGTGCATCTCGGCCTGCGCCGAGGCGAGGGCGGTCGCGATCTGGGCGATCGACTCGGTGGTGCGCATGTCAGACCTCCTCGCGCGCGACGCGCTGCAGCAGGTAGGCGACCGCGGCCGCGTCGTCGAAGCGCGCCTCGCCGGCGAGCCGGTGGCGCAGGTCGCGCGCGCGCTCGACCGCGAGCAGCAGCTGCTGCCGCTCGGCGCGGATCAGGTCGGCGCCGTCGAGCTTCACGGTCTCGTCGCTGGCCATGTCGTGGTCCTCGGGTCGGCCGACCGGGACGCCGCCGGCGAGGATCCGGTCGATCGCCCAGGCGGTGTGCGCGGCGACGGCCTCGTCCGCGTTGCGCGGCTCGGCGGTGGGCATAGGGTTCAGGTGCACAGGGGTCCTTTCGGGGTTCCGGGCGCCCAGCGGGTTCCAGCCGCTGGGCGTCGTCGTTTCAGGGCGCGATGCGGGTGACGGCGAGCCAGACGTGCCAGCCAACGACGAGCATGGCGAGGCCGACCAGCGACAGCGCGGCGAAGACGAAGAGCCAGGCCGCGACCGCGCCTACGCGCGACGGGCGCTTGACGCGATCGGTCGCTGGCGCGCTCGGCCAGGCGTCGATCGGTCGACCGGTGTGGTAGTCCATGGCGCGCGTGATGCCGTCGGCGCCGCGGATGATCCGCACGGTGGAGTCGGGGCAGCGGCTCACGGCGCCGCCTCCACCGGCGCGGCCGCGACGCAGAGCGCCGGGCAGTACCAGGTGCGCGAGCCGAAGAGCTTGATCGCGGCCGGCGGGAACTCGCCGCGCAGGTGGCGCTGGTAGACGGTCTCGCCTGTCACGCCGAGGTAGCGCGCGAGCGTCGCTCGCGGCACCCAGCGGCGGTCGAGGTCGGGGCGCAGCACGCCGTCGACCACGAGCGGATCCATGCGCGGGGTCACGACCGCACCCCTGGCGCGGTCGTCGAGGGCTGGCAGTGTGCCGCCCCCTCCGGACGGCTCGCGATGACCACCCTCCGCAACTCGGACTCGTCGACCTGCAGCGCCTCGGCGAGGCCGGCGAAGCACGTTGTCGGCGGCAGGTGCACGCCACCGAGCCAGTGCCGCACACAGGCCGCCGAACGGTTGACCTCGCGTGCCAGCGTCTCCGCGTCATAACCGGAGGCGCGCATGCGGTCGCTCAGCCAGTCGGGGAACGGTACCATGATCAGTTACCAGGGGTTGCCGAAAGAAGGGCGGCCCATCGCCGCCCGCATGCTCGTCTGGTACCACGTCCAGTTACCAAACGCAAGGAAAACTCTAGGATTGGCGTTGCCGTGGTAGCATCCCGTGTGCCCGCGTTCGACGATCTGCTCTACAGCCTGGTCAAGGCCAAGGGGTTATCGCTACGCGAGTTCGCCGCGCGGGTCGGGCAGGCGCATACGGTCTTCTCGATGATCCGCGCCGGCACGCGTCCGGTCCCGATGGAGCATGTGCCCGTCTGGGCCGATGCCCTCGACCTGCCGGAGGGTTCGGCAGAGCGCGACCGGTTCTTCGACCTCGCAGCCCTGACGCACGTCCCCAGCCCGGAGGCGCGCGTCCGCCTCGAGCGGATGCTGGTGCGGATGGACGACCTCGCCGTGAAGCACTCCGCGCTGCGCCGGCTCTTCGACGAGCAGCAGGCGCGCACGCCGCGCACCCCGCCGCCCGTGCAGCGTCACCCGACGCCGCCACCCAAGCCGCGCTGACGCATCAGCTGCGCGATCATGGCGTCGGCGTCGTCGTTCATGTGCTCGACGTGGTAGAGCCGGCGCAGGCTCAGGTTCTTCAGCGCCGCGCGCGGGTCTGCCGCGCCCAGGTCGGCCAGGGTACTGGTGGCCGACGGATCAGCCGGCGCTTCGGGCCGCCGGCGCCCCTTCGGGGGCTTACGCATGGGTGTTCGTCCGGACCCTACCCGTTGAAGGCGTCCCCGTCGACCCTTGCTTTTCGACAATTGGTAATCCATCGGCCGACTCAGGAAGGTCATGGAATGTCAAGGCTTCCGGCGATTGCAAGGACGCTCGTTGGCGCAACGGGTGATCCGGGTGGCATGGTTCCACGTGCCACCTGAACGCAGGTGAGGCCAAGCCTTGCCGCTCGCGGCGAGCGGCGGACGGTGCGGCCCCATGCCTGCCCGCCTGATCCAGGTCGGCCGCGGCTCCTACAAGGTCCGCTGGCGCGACGGCACCCGCCTCCCCAACGGCCGCTACGTCGAGCGCTCGACGGGGGTCATGGACCGCGCCGCGGCCCTGTCCGAGAAGCGGCGGCTCGACACCGAGCAGAAGAAGCGCCGCGACCTGAAGCGCGGGCTCGTACCCGGCCGCCTGGCCACCCTCGAGTCGCTGCTCGCCAGCTGGGGGCGCTGGGCGCTGGCCAACGACGTCGCGCGCGCGCCGCACGTCGAGGAGGTGCAGGCGATCCTCGGCGGCCTCTTCGACCGCCGGGGTTGGGCGACCGTCCACGACGTCACCGCGGCCGCCGTGGCCGCATGGCGGGAGGAGGGCGGCGGCAAGGGCACGGACAAGCCGCTGTCCCTGCTGAAGAGCGTGCTGCGCTACGCGCGCAGCGTGCTGAAGCAGCCGATCGACCCCGACGTCCTGACGGTCCCGGGCCGGCGCGGCCGCCGCCGCACCGCCCAGCCGCCGCTGCTGACGCGCGAGCAGGTCGGCGACATCATCGCCCGCGCCCGCGCCCAGGGCGGCGAGGACTGCGCCGCGATCCTCGAGCACCTGTCCACGTATGGCTGCCGGCCGATCGACGCCTGCCGGCTGCGCGTCGCCGACTTCAACGCGGTGACCGGCGAGATCACGCTGCGCGAGACGAAGAACGGCGACACCGTCACCCACCCCCTGCTTCCGGCACACGTCGAGCGGTACCGGAAGATGATCGACGGCCGGCGTCCCGCCGACGCGCTCTTCCAGAACCCGAAGCGCGAGGCGTGGGAGGTGAAGAAGAGCGCGCAGCAGCTGAACGACTGGTACGTGAACAACGTCTCGAGCTACCTGCTGAAGCGGCAGCAGTGGGGCCTCTACCTGCTGAAGGACTACGCGATCACCGCCATGGACGTCGCCGGCGTCGACGACCGCACCAAGACGCTCTTCACCGGGCACCGCTCGCTGCAGGTGTTCGAGCGCTACAAGGCGACGAACAAGCAGCGCGCGAAGGCCGCCCTCGACAAGATCGCCGCGCCCGTCGCCGTCGCAGCTTCCGCTGCCAGTGCGCCCCAGGTGCGCCCCGAGGCGCAGTCCGATCCGGCGTAACCCCAGGCACGACGGTGCCCAAGAGAGGATTTGAACCTCCGACCTTCGCTTTACGAATCCGATTCGTGGGACCATATGAACACAGGTGGGCACAGGGTCGGCATTGTATCCAGGGACTTATGACGCGGTCAAGGTCGCATAAAAGTGATGAAAGAAGGTCGAGTGCGCCCTGCGCTGCGCCCCACTCGTACGGAGCGTTCCCGATCTGAAACCGCGGTTGCGATTCCGCCAACGCGGCGACAGGCTCGTTCATGCGCCTCGCCGCCCTCGCCGCCCTCGCCCTGCTCCTCCTGGTCAGTTGCGGGCGCCCCGAGCGGTCCGTGGCATTCGCCCCGGAGCCGGACCGGTACAACCCGATGCGCCAGCCGGTGGTCTCGCCGGTCTACCGGCAGCCGCAGGCGACGATCCTCGCCGCCTGCGTCCTGGCCTGCGACAGCTACTGCCACGACACCCCCACGCTCGTCGACGCCGAGAAGGCCACGCTGCACGTCGTCGACCGCAACGGCTGGACCGGGGACGTGGCGATCTCGGTGCAGCTGGTCGCCCTGGGCGATGGCGCCACGCGGATGGACCTCGAGGCGAGCGAGGTCACCGGCTTCATCGGCGACGAGCGCGACCTGCAGCGCAAGCGCCTGCGCGGGTTCATCGAGCACGTGGAGCGCCACCTGATGGTTGCCGGGCTGCGCGCGGCGCCGACGGCCGCGGTGCCGGCCACCGGCGGCGGTTGATGGATCGCCTGCAGGCGGCCCAGGCCCTGCGCGAGCGCGCGCGGCGCATCCAGGAGGACGACACCTGGTCTTGGCTCATGCCCCTGACGGTCGGCGCCGCCGGCGTGGCATGGCTCGTGGTGGCCTGCACGCGCGGCGAGACCCCGCTGAAGGTGGCGGTGATGGCGACGCTGGCGCTCGGCTTCGTCCTGGTCGTGCGCCTGGTCTCCCGGCGCCAGGCGGCAGTCCTGGCGCAGCAGGCGGCGGCGCTGGAGGCGCAGGCCGGTCACACCGGCAGCGGCGACGGAGCGGCGAGCGCGGCCGCGGTGCAGACCACGCCGTCGGCGACGTCGCGCCCGTAGACCAGGTCCTCGGCCTTCAGGTCGAGACCGCGCTCGCGCGCGATCAGGAGCAGCTGCGCCTGGTAGCGGCAGGGGACGAAGCCCGTCCCGCCCTGCGATCGTGGGCGCTTGGCCCACTTGTGGACCATCCACCGCTGGACACCCAGCGCGACGGCCAGGCGGTTGTACCCGCCGAACACGTGACTCGCGAACTCGGCGGGGTTGAGGTGCATCCACCACGTTGTGTTTTCGACAACTCAAGGGTCAAGGTGTTGATCTTACACGCATGGTGCGTCTGCACCAATCCCGCTTGAGCGGCGTTGTCGAAAGTGAAACTGCAAGCCCATGAGCACGACCACCATCCGCCGGCGCCGTGGCATCGACACCGAGTGGTTCCTCGAGTGCATCGCGGAGACGGTCGGCACCCAGACGGCGCTGGCTGAGCGCCTGCGCAACCGCGCCGGCGAGCCGCTCGACAAGGCCGGCCTGCACGCGCTGCTGCACGGCCGGCGGCGGATGGCGCTCGAGGAGGCGGTGCAGCTGGCGGCCGCGCTCGAGCAGCCGCTCGCCGAGATCGTCGCGCGCGCGGGCTTCGCCGCGCCGGGGCCGGCCGCCGCCGGCGGCGTGCCGCTGGTCGGCCTGGTCGACGACGCCGGCCGCGTCGCCGCCGAGTGGGACCAGACCGGCGGCGACCACGTCGTCGCGCCCGGGCCGATGCCGAAGGGCGGGACCGCTGTCGCGGTCGAGGGCGGGACCTACGGCGGCGCGATCCTGTACCTCGGCCCGCCGACCGACCTGCCGGCGAAGCGCTGCTGCGTCGTCGGCCTCGCGCGCCAGGACGCCGTCGTCGCGCACGTGCACCGCACTGGGCGGAAGGTCACGGCGATCCTTGCCTGGCCCGGGATCAGCGGGGTGCAGCTGCCGGCCGACGCGAAGGTGGCATGGTACCGGCCGGTGCTCTGGACGCGGATGCCGTAGGGCTACGGCTCGACCACCTGCGGCGCCGCCAGCCACCAGCCCGGGAGCACGCGCACGCGCTCCTCGACCAGGCGGCCGTCATGCCGGCGGACCCACACCACCGCGGTCGTCTCCCGCGCCACGCGGTGCGGGACCGACGGGTCCGGTATGGCGTGGCGCCGCGCGCAGCCGCTCGACAGCAGCCCGCAGACGAGCAGCGCGAGCGCGGTCGTTCGCATCGGGGGCCTCCTCCTCGGCGGCGGCCAGCTCGGCCCGCACCTCGAGCCAGGCCCGCAGCGCGCCGCGGGCGAGGCCGTAGGCGATGGCCTCGAGCAGGCCGGTCACTTCGCGCCGGCGTTCTCGGACGAGACCTTGTTGTCGCGGGCGAACAGCAGGCCGAGCGCCGCGATCGCCGACGGCACGACGACGCCCCAGTTCGGGTCGGTGGCCGGGTCGCCATCGATCGCGGCAGCGATCGCGGGCAGGATCAGGCCGAGGGCGCCGAGGACGCCGGCAGTGGTGGTGCGCCAGGACTTGGACATGGGACTCTCCTACGTGTGACGGATGGGGTGCGCGCCGGATCCCTCCCGGCGCTCGTGGATCTCGACCAGCTTGCCGAACGCCTTGGCGTTCTCGGTCAGCGCCACGCCAGCCGCCCTGAGCAGGTCGCGCTGGTCCTGGCTGTGCGCGTCGCGAACCTTGCCGATCTCCTCGCTGAGCGCCTTGCGCTCCTCGTCGCAACGCTTCTGCATCTCGGCGCTCTTTGCATCGAACGCCGTGCGAACCGCCTTGAACTCGGTGGCGAGCCACCAGACGGCAATGCCGAGGACGGCGACGCCGAGGCCGTATTTGCAGAGCTCGGCGAAGGTAACCGGGTCCATGGTTGCCCTAGTTGAAGGTCCAGTTGGCCTGCTTGCCGAGGATGTTGAGGCGCCAGTAGCGCACGCTGCCGAACGTCCCGAGATAGTAGACCTCGGCCTCCTCGCCGATGGTCGCGCAGGTGACGGACGCACCGGCTCCGGTGGTCCCCACGATGACGTCCGTCGCATCCGACGTGTCGATGGTGATCGTCTGCGCAGCCTCGACGCGGAAGCGGTACCTGTTCCCAGGCGGTAGGTAGTGGCGCAGCACGAACGTCACCGCGCCGGACGCGCCAGCATTGGTGAAGATGGTTCCAGCGTAGTCGCCGTCGACGTTGATGCCGCTCGTCCGCGGCGTAGTTCCGCGCAGCCTTGAGACGTCGATCAAGGCGTCGGACGCGTCCGCGATCGACGAGGTAAGGTTTCCCCAGCGAACGGGCTGGATCTGGTGGCCCTTGATGTCGGTGATCGACACGCGCAATCCGACGAATCCGCCACCGGATTCGACATAGAGACCGTAGTCCATGCCGGTGTGGTCGGTCTTCACCGTGAGCCCGTCGACGTGGATCTCGCCCGAGACACAGGCCGAGGAGTCCGAGAACAGGACCGCGGTGTGGTTGGGATAGGCGCCGTTCGCCAGGCACGAGTCGATGATCGTGGGGTTGTTGATCTTGAGGACCGGCGCGTCCTTCCCCTTGTCGACGATGCTGATGCCGTTCTTCCCATCCTCGACCGACAGGAGGTTGTTGACCACGATGGCGCCGCCGTAGCTGCCACTGCTGAGAAACACATTCGAGACGCGCAAGCCGTGCTCGCCGTTCGATCGCGAGACCGGGTTGTTGATCGTGATCTCGACGTCGTCTGGCGAGCCGGTCTTGTAGTCGTCCAGATAGATCACGAACCCAGAGCCGTCGTTGTCGATCGCCTGCGGGCTGTCGATGACGATGTCGCGCAGGTCGTCGGCGTCGCTGTTCGGCTCGATGTCCAATCCCGCGTTCGGCGCGGTGCCGGTGCTGTTCTTGAGGACCGGGCGAACGACGCGCAACCGCGTCGCCTTGATGATGGACATACCGTTGCGGCGGTTGTTGTCCGACGTCACGTCGACCAGCCTGCAGTCGGTCGCGCCGTTGATGTAGTAGCCATCGCCGCCGGAGTCCTTGGCGGTTCCGCCGAGGATCACAACGCGGGCGCAGTCGACGAGGTTGAAGCAATGCCGATGCTCACCCGAGACGTACTCGGCTTTCTGCATCTCGAACGTCGCGCCATAGGCCTCGATCGTGACGTCGCTCGCCCCGTCGAAATCGAGCAGCGTATCGTCAGAATCAAATCCGGATATCGCGCTCAGCGTGCAGCCACGATCGAAGACCAGATGCGCGTTCGACGGAATCGTGAGAGTGCCGACGCGATAAGAGGAGCTGGTCGCCGGGATGCGCAGCGGCCGGCGGGCAGCCGCAGCCGCGGAGATGGCGGCCGCGATCTGGGTCGTCTCTGTCGTCGTGCCGTCGCCGAAGGCGCCGAACCAGCGGACGTCGTAGAAGCCCTCGACGACGCGGTAGAAGCGCCCGCCGCCGGCGGTCGGCTGCACGATCGTCCCGTCGTTGGCCGTCGCGCTGTCGCTGGCGACCCAGCGGAACATGCCCGCACCGCCGTCACCGGCGGTCGCGTACCCGGCCATCCACACGTAGCCGGTCAGGTTGGCGCCGGAGAGCGCCTTGAGGGCGGCGAGGTTGAGGACCGACTGCGCCTGCCACCCGAGCGCCGTTCGCGCCGCCGCGAGGCCCACGGCCGTCAGCACCGGATCGAGGTCGGCGTCGATGCCGAGCGTGCGACGACCAGCCGCGGCGTCGTCGTCGTCGACGAGCGTCGCGCCCCACGCGGACGTCGGCGTTCCGCTCCCCTCGGACGCCATGGGGTTACCGTCGGCATCGAAGCCGAGCAGCTTGCTGGCGCGCTCCTCCTTCGCCGGTATCTCGAGCGAGCCGTCTGGCTCCTCCGACTCCGGGATCTTCAGCGACCGGTCGATCTCGTCCTGCTGCTGCTGACTGATCATCGTCAGCTTGTCGATCGCGTTCTCGATCGTCTCCTGGAACCCCTCGCCCTGGTTGCGCAGGTCCGTCGTCTGCGTCAGCGCCTTCACGCGTCGCAGGGAGAGAGCGTAGCCGCTGGCGAGGACGCCCGCGGTCAGCGTGATCGTGCCGCCGGCGGCGCGGTTGACGTGCGCGTCGGGGATCGTGAAGTCGGTGGTGAGCGCGAGCGTCGTCTCGGTGCCGGTCGACGTGTCGCGCTTCTTGACCGAGAGTTCGCTCTTCGCGGCGATCTCGAAGCCGAAGTCGTAGTCGGCAGTGGTGCCGTTGCCGACGTAGTCGTTGCGGTAGTTGGCTGCGACCGTCATCGAGCGGACTCCCGGCTTCCGGCCCAGGCTATCGGGCTGGGGCGAGAATCACAACCGGCGCAGACGATGTTGCCGTTTCGCCTACCGCTTCGGGCCGAAGATCACCTGCCGCAGATCGCCGTCCTCCGTCGCCTGGATGAGGCCCTCGGTGGACTTCACCACCTGCTGGGTCGGCAGGTGGAACCAGACGCCCGCGGTCTTCACGAGGGCGCGGACGAGCGCGTCGTCGAGCTCGCCCTGGTGCGCCTGGACGATCAGGTCCGCCAGCGCGTCGAGGCCCATGGTGCCCGCCGGACCGCCGTACGGCCGGCCGGTCAGGAGCACGTTGGAGAACTCGCGGCCGATGACGATGGTCCCGAGCGCGGCGCCGGCGGCCTCGCGCGCGGTGTCGCCGAGGAAGGTCCGCTCCTCGTCGTCGTCGCCCTTGAGCAGGCGCCGGATCGCCGTCGCCATCGCCGCGGGCAGGGCGTAGATCAGCAGGAAGTCGGCCGCCAGGCGCAGCGACGAGCCCGGCGTCAGGCCGGCGCGGCGGAAGCGCGCGACCGACTCGGCCGACAGGTTGAACATCGCCGCGAAGGGCGAGTAGAAGACCGTGAACAGCTGCAGGTACCGCTGCCGCTGGACCCCCGACAGGTCCTTGGTCATGCCGGAGCCCTGGCTGTCGATGACGGCCTGGTCGGCGATCGCCACCGCCTTCGCCTCGTCGGCCCCCTCCTCGAGCGCCCCCTCGTAGCCGGCCAGCCAGGTCGGCATGTCGACCGCCAGCTGGGCGCGGAGCATCAGGTAGTACGCCGCCTGGTGCAGCCGCTGCTTCCACGCCCCGCCGCGCATGTCCTGGAAGACCTCGCGCGCCTCGCGGTTCGCCGTGGTCACGCGGTTGCGCATGAAGGACGAGCGCGAGCGGATGAACTCGATGGCCGACTCGGTCCGGCCCGGGTCGTGGAACACCCGGCCGATGGCGCGGGCGAAGCGCGCGGCGCCGACGCGGGCCATCGACTGGCCGACGCCGGTGATCTGCATCAGCACCGAGGAGACGTTGAAGCCGAGGCTGGCGACCGAGACGCCATTGCGCACCCAGCGGACCAGCCGCTCCGGCTCGCCGTCGGCGAGATCGGACACGGCCACCGAGCGGACGGTGTCGACGATCTGCCGCAGCGCGGCCGGCCCCATGTGCTCCTGGATCGTCTGGATCAGCGCCTCCTGACCGAGCAGCCGGTTCAGGTCGATGATGACCTCGTGGTGCGTCAGGTCGTGGATGACCTGGGACAGGTGCTCGGCCACGACGTCGAGGTCGAGGCGCAGCGGGTTGCCGGTCCCCTGCTGGCGCGCCTCGGTGTGGCCGCGGCGCGTCGTCGCCTTGGTCGCCTGGCCGATGGCGTAGAGGTGCGCGGCCGTCGCCGCCTCCTGCGTCGCGCTCCTGGCCGACTGCCCCGGGTCGTACTTCACCGGGTAATAGCCGCCCCGGAAGACGCCGTAGCGGGTCTCGATCGGGGTCGCCTCGACCTTCTCGGGCGCCACGCCGGTGACGCGCTGCTGCTTCGCCGCGATCTCGGACCAGTAGCTGTCGACGTGGTCGAGGAGACCCTGCACCAGCACCCAGTCGTGGTGCTCGAGCGTGGCGAGGACGGCCTCGGCCTGCGCCGCCTCCCAGCCCTCGCCGACGAGCAGGCGCTCGCGGTTGCCGGCGTTGCCCCAGTTGAGGGCGACCGCCAGCCGGGTCTCGAGCGTCATGGGGCGATCGATGCCGGGGACGTCGACGGTCGTCGACAGCGGCTTGCCGCCGGCCTTGGTCCAGGTGTCCCAGAGCTCGCGCACCGCCTTGGCCGCGGCCTTGTGGCTCTCGACCTCGGCGTCGCCGGCCTCGTTCAGCGGACGGACGAAGAGCGACCAGAGGACGCCGCCGTCCTTGCCGCCGTCCATCTCGCGCGCCAGCGAGGCGAGCTTCCGGTGGGCGGCGACGAAGCTGGCGAAGCGGTCGCTGGCGTCGTCGACCCCCGTGGCATCGCCGGACCGGGCGCGCGCCGGGCGCTTCCGCACGTTCTCCCGGATGGTGCCGATGGCCTCGGTGACCATCTGCCGGAGCTCGCGCTGCTCGGCCTCGCGGCTCAGGCGGTTCTTCAGCCGCGCCATCGTCTCGATGTTGGCGACCGCGTCGCGCAGGCCGGTCAGCTCCTCGACGGTCAGGTCCCGCCAGTTGCGGCGGTCGGCCTCGTCGAGCAGGGACTCGGGGATGGCCGAGACCGCGCCCTCGATCTCGCGCGCGCGCAGCCAGTCGCGCAGGCGCTCGCGGTCGCGCAGCCGGCGGTTGGTCTGGCGCCGGAGCTCGAAGCGCTCGAGCAGGTGGTCGATCTGGTCGAGGTAGGACGAGGTGCGCTCCCACGGCGCCACCTGCGGCCCGCCGGCGGCGTCGGAGACGCGGCGCGCCTCCTCCTCGGAGGCGACCGGCACGGCCCGGCCGTCGGGCAGGCGGACCGTCCACTCCCAGCCGCCGGCCTTGCCGATGCGGCCGCGGACCTTCGGGTCGTCGAAGGTGCGCAGGTGCTCGCCGGCCTTCTCGGACGCCTCGCGCGCCTTGGCCGCTTGGCGGAAGAGCTCGTGGTTCAGGATCTCGCGCTGCTTCGCCTCGAAGGCAGCGACGTGGTCGCCCTTCGCCGCCGCCTCGAAGGCCTGCCGCGCCGCGCGCGCCTGGGCCAGGCGGTAGAGGTCCGGCCGGAGGTCTCGCACCCGCTGCTTGGCGATGGTCGCCTCGGCGGCGCGCTTCAGCAGCTCGTGCGGCGCCGGCTTCCGGCCGGCACGGGTGCCGAGCCGCCGGGCCTCCTGCACCAGGAGCTCACCGCGCTTCTCGTTGTGGACCGCGCGCAGCGCCTTGTCGGCGACCGAGCCGTCGGTCAGGAGGTCGCCGAACTGCTCGCGCAGGCGCACGTCGGTCTCGGCGTCGATGACCTGCTGGCGCGGCCGCGCGTTGGCCAGGGCGAAGACCAACTCCTCGCCGGAGCGGAAGCCGAGGACCTCGGCCGCGGTGTCCGGGTGGACGCCGGCGTCGCGGGTGTAGACCCACGGGCGCGGCAGGCGCTTCAGCAGGGCGTCGCCGCCCCAGTCGGCCTCGACGATGGCCTGGCGGTCGAGCTTGAACGGCGCCTGGCCCTCGGGCAGCGGCCGGCCGTCGGGCAGGACGCCGCGCTGCAGGATGGACAGGGCGACGTACTCGCGCCGCTGGTTGACCTCGGCCTCGACCTCGACGCGCAGCTTCGCCCGCGCCAGCTGGTACTGGCGGGTCCGCTCGCGCCGGACCTCGGTCATGTGCTCCTGGACCAGGTCGTCGAGCGCCTCGCGCTTGGCGTCCTCGACGCTGGCCTGGTACTCGGCGAACTGCTGGGCCGTCATGCCGGCCTGCTCGGGCGTCGTCCACACCGGCTGGACCCCGGCGCGCAGCTCGGCCGCGGTGATCTCGTCCTCGGCGGCGACCAGGCGGTCGAAGACCTGCCGGATCTCGGGGTTCAGCTCGACCTTCAGGCCGCGGATGTCGCGGTAGATCTGGACCAGCCAGGCGCGGAAGCGGGCGAAGGCGCGGCGCAGCGCGCCGTTGGGCGCCTTGCCCTCCATCAGGTAGGCCTCGAAGCCGCGGGCGAACTGCTCGTGCTGGGGCGTGCCGATGGCGTCCCGGCTGTCGACGCCGAGCCAGGCGAGGATCGCCGCGTAGTCGGTGCGCAGCGCCTCGGGCGCGTTCGGGTCCTGCGCGAGGTCGCCGAGGACCTCGAGGTAGAGGTGCCCCGACTCGTGCAGGAAGGTCGAGAGGTCGGCCTTCTGGAAGAGCGTGATGGCGAAGCGGCGGTCGGGGCCGAAGGCGATCTGGCCGCGCTTGGTGTCGTCGTCGCCCTGCTCGTACTGGACGATGCGGATCGCGCTCTCGTCGAAGACGACGTAGTTGTAGGAGCCGTCGCCGCTGCCTCGGCTCGTGCCGTCCAGGTACTTGATACCGGAGACCCCGGCAGCCGCGAGCGCGCGCGACGCCGCCTCGTCTCCGCCCAGCGCCTGCGAAAGGGTCTGGTAGAAGCCCTCGCCAAGGGTGCCATCGACGGGATGGTCAGGGTCGGCGCCCAGCAGCTTCGCCGCCTCCGGGTTGGCGGCGAGCACAGCCTCGACCGCCGATCGGACCTCCGGCGGCTGGGCGCGCAGCGGCTTGTCCCAGAGCAGGTACTGGGCGTCGTCGGGGATCTCGACCGTGTAGATCTTCCCAGCGAGCTCCTTCGCCAGCTTCTGGTATGCGTCCAGCGCAGACTGCAGGACGTCCGGGTTCAACGATTCCCAGCGGTCGCGCCAGTCAGGATGCGAGCGCAGGGCGGAGACGGCCTGCGCCGCCGTGTTGAAGCCGAGGTAGTCGTCGCTCTTGAGCTGAGTCGCCAGCGCCTTCCACGCTGCCTGAAGCTCTGGATCGGCGTCCCGGCGGTTGCGGGAGATCGTGTCGCGGTACCAGGCCGCGACCTCCTTCCGCCCTGCGAAGTACAGGCCCCACCCGAACGCCTGGTGCCCCTCGCCGGTCCCCATCTTCGCCGTCGTGAAGCGGTCGAACTCGTGCGGCGAGCCATGGTACGCCGGCTGGTTGAGCACGCGCTGCGCCGCCTCGGACAGCGGCGCGGCGTCGGCGCCGCCCATCAGCGCGCGCTTCGCCGTCGCGTTGTCCGCCGTCGCCAGGTCGATGCCCGCGTCGGCAAGCGCCGCGCGGATCTCAGTCAGCGCGTCGCGCAGGTCCTGCTGCGCCGGGTTGGCGTTGTCGCGGTTGTAGACCGGCCGGCCGGCGAGCTCCTCGCGGATCGCGGCGAGCAGGTCGTTGATCGTTGCCCCCTCGGGCAGGTAGCCGCGCTCGATGGCCACCGCGCGCGCGTCGTCGAGGCCACGGCCGTCCTCGCGGATCAGCTTCCGCTGGAACGCCTTCCGCCCGGCGTCCGCATCCATGTGCGAGAGCTCGCCGCCCTGGTCCTGCAGCCCACCCTCGCGGAGGAACTCGAGGAGCGAGGTGCCGAAGATCTCCTGGTCCTGCGGGATCTGGCCGGCGCGCAGCCGGTCGAGCAGGCTGTCGAGCGCGTCGACCTTCTCCCGCCCCTGCAGCGCCGCCGGCAGCGCGCGCCTGATCTGGAGGGCGTAGCGCTGGTACAGCGCCGCCGGGTCCTGCCCGGTGCGGGTGGCCAGCGAGCGGAAGACCGACTCGTAGAGCGTGCCGTACTGCTCGGCGGTCTGGGCGTCGAAGCCGGCGGCCGTCATCTGCTCGACGACGTCGGCCTTCACCTGGACGGCCGAGTCCTGGTCGGGCGCCTGGACCTCGCGCGCGGCCGCGGTCGCCAGCTGCTCGATCTCGGCCGGGATGCCGTCGACCCAGACCTTCGCCTCGGCGGCGCTCGGCGCGCCCGGCTCGCGGCGCAGGAGGTCGAGCAGGCCGTCGGCGGCGGGACCGACCTGGTCGCCCAGGGCCGCCTCGACGATCTTCCCCACCGGCAGCGGCATCTCGCCGCCGTGCGCCCGGGCCTCGAGGTAGGCGTCGCGCGCGCCGTAGAGGTCGGCGGCCTTGGCCGGATCGACCCCCTTCGACTGCCAGTAGGCGTCCCAGTCGTCGGCCTGGAAGAAGACCTGCTTGGCGTCGCCGCCCAGGCTGTCGATAAGGTCGCGCAGCGCGCCCGGCGACTGCTTGCCCGACTGCGAAGCCCGGGCCGCGGCGATGATGCCCGCCAGGCCATCGCGGCTCGCCAGCGCCCGCTGCGCCGCCTGCGCGCGGTCGTGGAGGTCCCGTCCGACCTCGGCCGGCAGGGTGAACCCCGCACCCGCCGCCGCGCCCAGGATCGACGCGACGCCCAGCCGGCGCACCAGCCGGTCGGGATCGAGCGCCGTCGCGTCGCCGGCCGCCGCCTCGTGCAGGGCGTGCGCCAGCTCGGTCGTCGCCTCCTCCGAGCCTTCCCACGTCGACCCGGCGAGGACGCGGCGCGCCAGGCCGTGCACCCGGTCCTTGGCCACGGCCTCGGCGCTGGCGCCCAGGAGCACGCGCTCGACGCCGGTCGCACCGAACGAGCCGGGGATGACGGTCTCGATCAGCCAGGCGATCGGACCGCCCTCGGCCCCCTCGCGCACGGCGAGCGGCGTGCCGGCGGCGGCGACGTTGATCGCCTGCGACATGCGCCCGCCGGTGTTGGCGATGCGGCTCAGGATGGGGATGGGCGCCTTCCGGAAGAACAACTGCTGCTGGAGGAACCGCGCGCCGCGCCCGACCGGGCCGCCGGCGAACATCAGCGGGACGTCGGCGGCGAGCCCGCCGGCGCCGCGCACGACGTCCGACCAGAAGCTGGGCTCGAGGTACGCCGACGCCTGGAGGTCGCCCTGCGCCTGCAGCGCCTGGTCCTGCCGGAAGCCGAAGAGGTTGCCGGTGGCGGCGACCGAGCCGCGGAAGCCGGCCATGAAGCGGCCGGGCGTGCGCGCCTCGAGCTCGCTCTGGTCGGTCGCGATCTGGTCGAGCCGGCGGTCGAGGTCGTCGAAGCCGCCGACCACGGTGGCCATGCCGCCGGGGAGGACCTCGAGGATCTCGCCGCCGGGGCCGAAGGTGAAGCCGTCCGGCAGCAGGCCGGCCGGGTCGGCGTCGGGGTCCTGCCAGCGCCGCACCGCGGCATCGATCTGGCGCAGCGCGCCGAGGTCGTCCTTGGCGATGACCGCGTTGTCCGGGTTGGACATCCACTCCGCGAGCTCGGGGTGGTGGCGCAGGAGCGTGCGGGCCTGGCGCTCGGTGATGGCGGCGTGGCCCTCGAGGACGTCGAGGTTCCGCTCGGCGAAGTCGACCGGCAGCTTCCACCGCTCGGCCGCCTTCTGCGCGCGGACGACGCGGTCGACGTCGCGCTCGGCCGCCAGCTTGGAGGCGTAGCGCAGGCGCGCCTCGTCGCTGCGCGCGACCTGCTGCCAGTAGCGGTCGGCGCCCGACGGGTCCACCGGCGGCGGCACCACGGGGTCGGGCTGCGGCACCACCGGCGCCGGCGGGACGGGCTCGGTCTCCGAGCCCACGTACGGCATGCCGTCACTTGCCACGCATGCCCTCGATCAGCTTCTGGTTGTAGCGGTCGACGAGGTGCTCGGGCTTCGGGTTGGCGACGCCGTTGCGGCGCGCCTCGGCGACGACCTCGGCGAGCTTCTCGACCGGGATCTGGTCGACGTGCGCGACCATCCCCGGGATCTGGTAGGCGCGCATCTCCTCGGACTCGGGCCGGTCCTCGAGCAGGAAGCCGAACGGCAGGGCATCGTCGACCTTCGACCAGAAGGTGACGTCGCCCGTCGCAACCACCTTCTTCGCCAGCGCGCGCTCGGCGACGGTCCGCGCCTCCTCGGGCGTGAGCTCCCGGCCCTTCACGCGCTGCTCGGCCGCGATCGCCGGGTAGACCATCGCGCGGAATGCGTCGGCGTCGGGGTTGGAGATGGCCTTGCCGTCCTTGTAGCGGGTCTTCGGGTCCTTGCCCGTCGCCAAGGCGTAGAGCGCCTGGACCTCGGCCTCGATGCCGGCGGCGACGGCGCCGAGCTTCGACTCGTTGTTGAGCGCGTCCTCCTGCAGCTTCAGGAGCTCGATGTAGTCGCCCGGCGAGAGGTCGCCCTGATACCGGCGCAGGTTGTCGGCCTTGAACGCCTCGCGCGTCTCCCCGCCCTGGGCATAGGCCGTGCGCAGCCGCCAATACGCGGGGCTCCGATCCGGGATCTGCTTTCCCTCCGCGATCAGCGCGGCCCGCTTGCGCAGGCTGTCCTGCTCGCCGATGTCGAGGCGCGACCAGGCCACCGGGTCAATAGCCGACAGGTCGCCGGCCGTCTCGACCAGCTTCTTCGCCGCCGTGTCGTAGAGCTTCGCCTGGTCCTCGCGCCGCGCCTGCTCGCGCAGGCCGTAGAGCCGGTGCACCCGGTCGTCGACCTCGTCGCGCAGCTTCGGGTCCTGGATCTTCGCCACCCGGGCCATCGCCTCGGCGCGGTCGGCGGTGGTCATCAGGATGTCGTCGGCCTGGCGCTGGGCCTCGGCGCGGGTCGACGCGGTCTCGAGCGCCTTGGACAGGCCGGCCTGGTCGGCACCGGAGAGGTTGCCCTTCCAGCGCTCGTACGCCGCGGCCGCCGCACGGTCGTCGCCGTCGACCAGCATGCGCTCAATCGCGCCGGCGTAGGCCGCCGAGACGTCGCGCAGCTTCTGGTGCTCGGCCCACTCCGGCGGCAGGCCGTTGCGCTGGGCGTACTCGTCGATGCGCCGGGCCATCGCCCCGGCCTCGCCCTCGACCCGGCCGGGGTCGGCGTAGTTGGCGTGCGCCGCGTCGAGCGAGACCGCCTGCGCGCCCTCGAATGCCTGGTCCTCGACCTGCCGGAGCTCCCGGCGGATGTGGTTCTGGGCCGCCGACGACAGGCCGATGCGGCGCCCGTCCGCCAGGTTGCGGAAGGCGAGGCGCTGGTCGTCGTTGCCCAGTTGGGCCTCGATCTCGCCCGCGGTCTGGTCGTACTCGGCGATCAGCTCGTCGTGCGCGCCCATCGCGGCCTGGCCGCGGCGCTCCGCGAGCTTCGCCTCGAGCGCGTTCTGCCGCTCGCCCAGCCGGCGCTCCGCGTCGAGCAGCGCCACCTGGTCGCCGCGCTGGCGGCGCAGCGCGATCTCATTGGCCGCCACCGCCGCCACGTTGTCGACGCCCCGCGCCATCGCGCCCCCGAACGCCGCCGGCGACGCCTGTACGCCGAGGCTGGCGCCGGGCACGGCGGCCGGGGTCTCGGAGGGCTGGCTGTAGACGGGTACGCGTGGCATCGGGCTACCTCGTCAGGCTCCGGTAGGTGTCGACCGACCGGGCGCTGGTCGTCAGCAGGGTGCCGGCGGCGCGGTCGACGCCCTCGCGCTCGGCGATGGCCGCGCGCGAGCGGTTGTCGACGGCACTGACCCGGTGGCCCCAGGCCTCGAGCTCGGCGTTCAACCCGATGGTCTCGACGTCCTGGGCGAGCATGCGCTCAGTGTCGGCGACGACCGCGCCGGCGACGTCCTGGTCGACGCTCACGCCCTGGCCGGCGAAGGCCGCGCGCTGGCGCGAGATCAGCTGCCGGCCGGCCTGCCGCTGCCGATCCTGGGCGATCTTGCCGCGGCGGATGGCGTCGCGCGCGCGCAGGCGGTCGACCTCGGCGTTCAGCCGAGCGACCTTCGCGTTGAACTTGCCCGCCCGGTACTCGGCCCAGGCGCCGACGATGCCCCCGACCGCCTGCGCGCCCGAGGCGACGCCAGCGTAGGTGTTGGTCTGTGCCTGATGCCGCTGCGCCTGGGAGGCGCTGGCGGCCGCGGCGGCGCTCTGTCCGTCGCTCATCTCAGCCTCCGATCTGCACGGACGGGATCACGGACAGGATGGTCAGCGGCAGCGGGTCGCGCTGGCTGAAGAGCAGCCGGCCGTGGTCGTTCCAGGTGGTGGGGATGCGCTGCTCCATCGTCCCGGTGAAGAGCGGCGTGAGCTGGTCTGGCGCGAGCGCGGCGCTGCGCTGCTTCCACTCGACCTGGTGGTCCTCGTCCTGCCCGACCCACATGCCGCGGCTCGACTCGAGGTAGACGGTCACGGACGAGACGCGCTTGCGCTTGTCGGACAGGACCTCGTTGCTGGTGACGGAATCGACGTCCAGCGTCTCGAGGTCGGCGGTGTATCCGAGCCCGACGTGGGCGACGAAGTACGGCCGGCCGAGGGACACCGCCCCGCCCGAGACCGTGGCCGCCGGACAGACGTAGCCGTCGGCGAGGATGGCGACCTCGCGCCCCTCGAGATGCGACAGCCCGGTGACGGTCGAGCGGCCGCGCGCCCAAGTCGCCACCGCCACGCCGCGGAAGGCCGCGGGCACGGTGCGCACAGCGCGGACCGAAACGTGCGTCGTGTCGGTGTAGGCCGTGACCGAGACGCGCAGATCGTTCTGGCCGTCGATCGACAGGCGGATCTGGTCGCCCACCCAGTCGGACGAGAAGGTCGCCGCGCTGGCGGTCAGGGTCAGGGTCTCGGTGTGCAGCCAGTCGGTACCGCCCGAGAGCGTCATCGTCGTGGCGCCGGTGTGCCGGCCGTCCTGGGTGACGGTCGAGTCGGTGAAGATCGCGTCCTCCGCGACGTCCTCGAACTGCCGGGAGGCGAAGCGCTCGATGTAGCGCTTGGTCGAGCCGTCGACCGTCCTGCGGACCACGACGTAGACGGCGTCCTCCCCGCCCTCGGGGATGGACAGCACGCGCTCGAAGGCGTCGCCGTCGCCGGTCTCGTGGACGTGCCAGCCCCAGACCTCGTGGTCGCGGACGTAGGTCAGGCCGAGCAGCGCGCCGTCGTCGCGCACCGCCCAGATGATCGAGTGCGGCGCCTCGGCGTAGGCCATGTCGACGATCGAGTGCCCGGCGAACAGGTGCGCCGCGTACATGGTCAGATCGCGCGACGGGAAGCCGTCGGAGGTGAAGTCGTAGCGCAGGTCGCGCAGGATCGACCCGCGCGCCTGGACGTAGAGCAGCGAGTTGCCGACCACCACCGGGTCGGGCTTGTTCGCCGCGCCGTGCCCGTCCTCCTGGTGCAGGTTGATGGCCGTCGGCCGCAGCACGCCGTCGGTGTCGCCCTGGACCGTCCACGCCCCGCCGCCGGAGAGGAGCACCAGCTTCCGGCCGATGTCGACCAGGTGTCGGATCGGGTGGACCTTCTTGCCGTCGACGGTGAACGAGAAGGCGTCGTCATCGAGCGCCGGCGCGCGGGCCGAGAGGTTGCGGTACGAGCCGACCTGCGAGACCCAGCACGTCTCCGGCCGGCCGTTGGTGTTGGCGTACAGCTGGCGCTGCTGGAAGAGCGAGACCGCCGCCGGGTAGGCGTCGGCCGCGCTGAAGGGCAGCGTCTCGACCGGCGCCGTCTCGGCCAGGTTCGGCGTGATGCCGTCATCGACGAAGGACAGATCGGTCGTCGTGCCGATGTAGCCGTAGATGCCGTTCTTGCGGCGGTAGACGTTGTACTCGCGCGCACCGTCGACCTGCGACCAGGTGATGGTCGCAGGGAAGGTGATCGAGGACAGGTCCGCCGCGGTCCGCGTCGCCGTGCCGCCGCTGGAGTAGGGGAAGTGCGACGGCCGGCTGCTGAAGACGTAGTAGCGCTCGTTGTTCAGCCGGAACGTCGTCGACGTCAGCTTGGTGATGATGAACGACCGCCGGTTGAGCGACGACGTTCCGTTGACGCCGGTGATGCGGACGGTCTGACCCGTCAGGAACGGGTGCGCACCCGACGTGGTGACGACCAGCTCCTCGCCGATCTTCAGCCGGATGCCGGTGATGCTGATCGAGGTGGCGGCGCCGGCGGTCGCCGTGCCCGGCAGGCTCTCCTCGTACGTCCCGTCCGCCACCGCGGTGACCAGCCAGGAGTGCTCGTCCGTGCCGTCGGCGCCGGTCGCCGCGACCTCGGTCGGCGCGTCGAGCGACGGCTCGAAGGCGACCTCGTCGAGCGTCCAGGACGTGTGCCCCGTGCGGGCAAGCTCGCGCGGCGCGTAGGTGGGATGCACCAGGGTGATGACGTCGGCGCTCTGGACGAACTTCAGGTCGGCGACGTCGGCCGCGGCGTAGGGCGTCGGGATCTCGTAGATCGTGCCGGTCAGCGCGTACCAGTAGGCCGCGTTCGGCGGCTGCTGCGCCGAGTGCTCGGCGATGCAGTAGTAGTAGGTGCCCGACTGCTCGACCAGGTCGGCGACCTCGTAGAGCAGGTTCGCCGAACCGCCGGAGGTGTAGGCCGTGAAGCCCGAGCCGTCGATGCCCTCGAGCTCGAACGTGTTGGCCGTCGCGTTGGCGACGGTGTAGGTGTTGCCGTTGAGCTCGACCATGCCGGCGACGCCGGAGATGACGACCTGGTCGCCGTCGCTGAAGCCATGGGACGCGGCGGTGATCTCCACCGGGTCGGCAGCCGTCGCGTCGGTGATGGTCACCGCGGCCTTCCAGGCCGAGACGCCCGAGACCGTCAGGCGCTCGCCGTTGCGGATCACCCGCATGTACTCGTCGCCGAACTCGAGGCAGTAGGTCTGCTCGTCGTTGAACTCGAAGGGGATCAGCGCGACCTGGTCGGCCGAGTCCTTCACCTCGCAGACGAGCTTGGTTCCGGGGCGGTTGGTGACGCCGCCGAAGCGCTGGACCATGAAGTTGCGCAGGGTGCGCGCGCCGGTCGCGTACTTCGCCTGGTCCGCCCGCCCGTACATGGCCGGGGCGATCTCGCCGCCGGCGAACGACCGCTGGGCGATGGACGGCACGGCTTAGCCTCGCGCTTCGATCGCGGCGGCGTCGCCCGGCTTGCGCCCGCGGCTCTCGTTCGCGACCGCGGAGGCCGCGCCGGCGATGGCCAGCTGGTAGGCCTGCCAGCAGGTGTTCAGCACCGACTCCTTCCGTGACAGCGCCGGGGCGATCTCGACCGCCAGGCGCCAGGCCAGCGCCAGGGCGAAGCCCGGCGGGAAGAACGCCGGATTGGTCACCGACCGGATGTAGAGCAGGATGGCCTCGGCCTCGTCGGTGTAGAGCAGGCCGCCCGAGTCGTCGCCCGAGATCTCGTACTCCGGGCCATCCTCGCCGATCAGCGCCGTGCCGTCGACCAGCCGGCGCGCGCGCAGGCAGTCGGCCGGCAGGCGGTAGGCGTAGTGCCAGTCGTCGTTGGGGTTCTCCTCGACCAGGCCGAGGGTCGTCCGCTTGGAGGCGAAGGGCCAGTCGAAGTCGTAGAGGGTCGCGTCGCGCGCGGTCTCGTACCACTGGTTGCACAGCTGCGCCTCGACCGAGGCCTCGTCGAGCGACGCGATCGACACGGAGATGCCGATGCGGCTCAGCGCCATGTTGCAGATCGCGACCTCGCTGGTGGCCATGGTGGTCGGCCGATCAGTACAGGGCGACGATCGCCGTGGCCGTGGTGTCGGTGGACTTCACCTTGTTCGCCTGCACCGGCAGGATCGAGCCGGCCGTGCAGCCGGTGAAGGTGACCTCGGTGCCGTCGCCGAAGACGACGACGACGTCGCCGGCGCCGCCGATCCACAGGCTGCGGCACGTGCCGTCGGCCAGCGCGTTGTCGTCGTGCGGCGTGACGGCCGCGGCGAAGCTGAAGGGCGCGGTCGGGGCGGCAACGCGGCGGGTTCCGGCCATGGGGTCTCCTTACGACAGAGGGCGGGCTTGGCGGCCCGCCCTCAGGGTTCAGCGCGCTGTCCGGTGGGCGGTCAGCCCTTCGGACCGTCGTCCTTCGCCTCGGATTCGGGCAGGCGCTCGACCTTGTCGCCCACCGGCTCGCGGAAGGACCCGATGAAGCCAGGACCCGTCGTCGGCCGGACGCCCTTGGGCGGCGGCGGCCGCACGTGCTGGTTCAGCTTCTTCAGCCGCTCGGCGAGCCGCTCGGCGTCCTTGGGGTTGATCGGCGCCATCCACGACCCGAGCGCCTTGTCGTCGGGGATGACGAAGCGATCGCCCTCCTCGAAGAGCACGCCGCCGAAGTACCCACGCCGCGTGGCGCGGACCGGGATGCCGTCGGCGGGCTCGTGCTGCTTGGCCATGGGTGGCTCCGCTCAGACGTCGATCAGACGTCGTAGCCGTTGGCGTAGGTGCGGACGCTCGGCAGCGAGCCGGTCTCGCCCAGCCAGGCGGTGACCGTGATCGTCGGGGTCGTGCCGCCGACGTCGAAGGCCAGGCCCAGGTAGCGCTCGAGCGTCGCGCCCTGCGGGATCTTGATCTCGTGGATCGAGCCAGCGGTGAGCAGGGCGGCCGCGATCGTGCGGTCGACCACGATCGTGTCGCTGGAGAGCGAGGCGTTGTCGTCGGTGACGACGTTGAACTTGTACGTCTCGTCGCCGGTCGTCGAGTCGGCCGCGACGCCGACCTGCACGAAGACCGACATGCCGTTGCCGTCGCCGATGTGGCGGACGTTCTGCAGGTCGATGACGTTGGTGGCGTCCGCATCCGCGGTGACCGCCTGGGCGCTGCAGAGCACGTGCTCCTTGTCGATCATCATGGCTGGGGTCTCCCGAGGTTGTGGCCGTAGCCTGTCGACGCCGAAGCCCGCGGACCACCACGGTACGCGGGCTCAGGCGATGCCGAAGGCGGCCGATCAGACGACGCGGGCCTCGCTGTTCAGGATCGCGTCGCAGAGAAGCACGGGCGTCTCGTCGAAGAACATCACCTTCTTGCCCTCGACCATGTCGTAGGTGATCTGCGACGCGGCCTTCTCGAGCTTCTGGATGCGCAGCCAGGTGCGCGCCTTGCGGTTCATCAGCCAGGCGTACCGGCCGCCGCCGCGCTGCACGCGCTCCGACAGGCGGATCATCAGCTTGACCAGGTCGGCGTCGCTCGACTCGTTGTCGAGGTTCGAGGTGTCGATGTTGCAGATGCGCCCGGCCTTCGTCCAGTCGGCCACGCACAGGCCGGCCTGCCAGCGGAAGCGCTCGCGGTAGGCGCGGAACGAGGCGCCGGCGATGCCGGTCGCGTCGATCACGTCGACCTCGCCGTCGTCCTCGTTGTGGAGGCCGGCCGTGCCGCCCTCCTCGAAGACGCCGTGCACCGCGTTCTCGCCGAAGCCGACGAGCCAGATCGAGGTGTTGTCCGAGCCGGTGCCTTCACCGTCGATGACGTTCTCGGCGCTGGCCGCGGTCGAGGTCGAGACGCTGGAGTAGTGCGGCGCCAGACCGGTCAGGCGGGCGACGTTCGTGCGCTCGTCCTCGTACATGAGCGCGGTGGCCATCTGCTGGGAGAGGCCCTCGATGTGGGCGACCGCCTCGCGGGCGCGGGTGGCGCCGACGTTCTGCTTGCCACCCTTCTCGGCGAGGCGCTTGTCTACCACGCTGACCGACTCGAGCGAGCCGGTCTGCACGCGGACCTGCGCCGTGGTGCCCTTCGTGGGCGCCACGCCCTCGTTGTACCGGCGCCAGGTGCCGGTCGGCAGCCCGGTGCGGATCGTGGTCTGGTGGCTCTGCCCGTCGTTGCACGGGATCCACGGGATCATCCCGAGCATCTCGTTCGACTGGGTCAGGATCTCGACGATCTTGGCCGGCTTCCCCTTGGGATCCGTGGCCTTGACGATGTCGGTCAGGGTGAGGGCGCCGGCGCCGATCGTGGCCATGGTGTGGTTCCCCTAGGGTCGGGTCAGTAGAACGAGGCGAGGGACTTCGGCGCGGCGGAGTCGCCGACGCCCGGTCGCGTGGGAGCCGGCGCGTCGTCGCCCATGGAGCGACCGATCGCTCCGAGCAGACGGACGAGCTCCGGGTGATTGCCGAGGCCGGTCTGGTTCAGCGCGTCGCGCAGCTCCTGGCGGCCGAAGCGCTCGAGCACGCGCTTCGCGTGGCCGAGCTCCTCGTCGAGCTTGGCGCCGAAGGCCTGCTTCGACTGCTCCTGCCACTGCTCGGGCAGGGCCGAGATCGTCGCCTGGTGGGCGTCGGCGATCTCCTTGCGCACCGCGGTCTCGCGGTCGAGCACCGCCTGCGCGGCCTCGGGCGACAGCTTGTGCTGCTTGGCGAGCGCGACAGTGGCCTCGACCACCTTCGGGTCGGTGCCGTCGGCCGGCTTCAGGTCGTACTTCGCCTCACCGGCGGGCGCCGCGGGCGCAGGATCGGCCGGCTTGTCGCCCGGCTTCGCCGCGTCTGGCGTCTTCGCGACCGGCTGGGCCGGCGTCGCCGGCGAGGGCGTCGCGGTGGCCGGCGCCGGAGGCGCGTCGGTCGGCGTCGTCGCGGCCGGCGCGGGCGTTGCCGCCTTCGCCGGTTCCGTCGTCGCGCTGCCGTTGTCGTCGCCGGGCATCGTACCGGCGATCATGTTGATGCACGGTCAACGCTTCAATGTTTCTGTTTCGCCTACGCCAACCCGTCGCTGTCGCGCATCTCCTGCGCCGCGCGCTGCGCCTCCGCGACGATCCGCGCGCGATCGCGCTCGTCCTCGAGGTGCTGGACCTGCATGCGCACGTACGCCTCGTCGTTGGCGGCGTGGATCTCCTGCAGGAGCTCGATCCCCAGCTGGCGCCGGCCGTCGCGAAGAGCCGCCAGCTCCACGCCGTCGCCGCGCACGGTGCCCTCGTAGATGCCGGCCATGCCGAGCAGGCGCCAGAGCAACCGGCGACCGGCGGCGAGGTCGAGCACCACGCGCAGATCGTTCAGGTCGCGCTCGCGCATGGAGCGGGCCGCGTCCTCGGCGGCCGCCACCGTCTGCGGGTCGTCGCTGGCGGCGGTCATCGGCGCACCAGGGCGCCGGGCACGCGGTAATGCGTGGAATCGCCGAGCACGATGCGCTCGATCTTCCGCGTCGCGAGCAGGTGGTCGATGGCGTCGAGCAACGCGTCGGGGCTTCCGAGGGCGGTGCGCATGGTGGTGTACTTCACCGGCTGGCGCCGACACATGGCCAGCACCATGGTCTCGGCCGCCTCGACCGCGATCACGGGATCGCGCCCTCGACCATCTGCGGGACGCCGCCGGTCAGCCGGGCGAGCGCACTGTCGCCCTCCAGGCTGGCCGCGGCGAGGTCGCGGGCGGTCTTCGCGCCGGCCTGCATGATCGTCGCGCTGCGCTCGGCCGCCTCGGCCTGCTCGCGCTTGGCGCGCAGGGCCGCGCGCTGCTCGGGCGTGCGCAGGATCTTCGGGGGCGCGCCGGCGGCCTCGGAGTAGGCGGCGATCGCCTCGTCGACGTCGATGGCGTCGAGCACGGTCGGGTCCCCGGTCTCCTTGGCGATCTGCGAGACGAAGCTGGCGACGCGCTCGATGGAGCCGAGGCCGGAGAGCTTCTGGGCCTGGGCCATGATCGAGACGTGCTCGATCTCCCAGTCCTCGCCCTCGATCTCGCGCGGCGGGCGCGGCAGCAGGCCGTCCTCGGCCGCCATCTCGACGCCCATCTCGATCAGGGGGTTCAGGGTCTCGACGTTCAGGCGCTCGAGCACGGGGCCGAGCTGGAGCAGCTTCTCCTGCTCGCGCGCGCGGATCTCCTCGGCCGTGATCTGCCGGCGGTCCGAGTCGGCCAGCATGCGGAAGAGCGTGGCGAAGAAGGTGTCCTTGATCCGCATCTGGATCTCGGCGTTGTCCTGCAGCAGCGGCGCCAGCTGGAGGTTGACCTCGTAGATCGGGCGGATCGCGTTCTGCTGGAGGTTCGAGACCGTGGTCAGCCGGCCGGGCAGCGTCGCTACGACCGAGTTGCGGAGCTCGGGCGGCCCCTGGATGGGCGGGTCGACCCCCTTCTCGATGCCCTTCGCCTTGTTCTTCTGGTTGAACTGCAGCTGCTTGATGTCGCCCAGGGCCTCGATGCCGGGGCCGGAGCCGTAGACGTCCTCGCCGTCGACGTCCCAGCGCGCCACCACCGCGGGGAAGGAGCGGTAGCCGCTCTCGCGCAGGAAGCGGTTGTCGTTGTCCCGGACGCCGCCCTCGTAGGTGCAGCTCGACCAGCGCGCGTACTTCGCCTCGAGCGCGTCCGGCCGGTACTGGTCGTTCGGGGTGATGACGTGGACGACGTCGCGCCACGACTCCCGGTCGCCGTTGTCCCAGGCTCGGCGCACCGCCTCGCTGATGTTCGACCAGTCGATCTTGCCGGTGTCCGGGTCGCGGCCATACCGCTCGACGATCTGGCGCACCGTCATGGCGTACTCGCGCACGAGGGTGTCGACGCGACCGTCCTCGCCGCAGGCCAGCATGTACGAGCCGATCGGCAGGCGCTCGCAGCGCAGGGTCTTCTTCCGGTCCTTGTGCACGAGCATGACGCCGGTGCCGAACGCGCCGACGTCGCGGTAGAGCCCGTGCAGGGAGGTGTAGACGTTCGACCCGGAGAAGATCTTGCGGATGACGTCTTCGCACTCGGCCAGCCAACGGATGACGTTCGGGAGCTTCGCCTTCTTGGCGTTCGACAGGGTCAGCTTGAACCAGGGCCGGGCCGGCGAGGTGATGCCGGTCTGCATGCCCGCGGCGAGCGAGCCGAGCGCCCGGGTCGCGGTGTTGTCGATGATCGCCTGGTGGCGCTTCTCGCCCCTGTTCGCCTGGGACTTGGCATCGCCGAGGAAGCGGCCGCGGCGGGGCAGGATGTGGTCCTGCACGTCGCGCCAGTGGTCCTTCCACGTCGCGCGCTGGGTCCGCAGCTCCTCGACCAGGCAGCGGTACCGCTTCAGCCGCGAGTCGTCCTTCTCGGGATCGGCGGCGTACACGTCAGCCCCCCAGGAGCGTCGACGTGCCGCCGGTGGAGCCGCCGGTCAGGCCGAGCGGGCCGGTCAGCAGGGTGCCCGAGCGGGTGCCGGCCGAGGCGGCGCGCGCGCGGCTGCGCTGGCGCATCAGCGGCGAGGTGTCTGCCGGCTCCTCCGTCAGCTTGGTCGGAGGCTTCGGGATCTTCGGCGTCTCCGGCTGGTTGGTGGCGCTGTACACGGCCGAGCCCGCCGACGCGGCGGCGGCCAGCGCGGTGATCACGGCAGCAGTCTCTCCGACCATCGTCATGGGTGGCTCCTAGCCGGCGATCCGCCGAATGAACGTCGCCTCGACGCTCTGGTACCCGAGGTGCTCGAGGATCCGCGCGAAGTCGGAGCCGAGCAGCGCCGTGTGGCTGATGAGACGCACGCCCTCGGCGCGCAGCGAGCGGCCGGCGTGCACGATCAGCTGCAGGCTCGCCAGGCCGCGGTGCTCGGGCAGGACGTACAGGACATCGTGCGAGGCGACCATCAGCCCGCGGTGGTGCAGGTGCGACCGGACGAAGAACCCGGCGTAGCCGACCACCTTGCCGTCGGCGCGGGCGGTATAGGCGCGGTAGGCGCCCATGGCGTCGATCGCGTCGTAGGTGTCCTGGTCGACGTCGAGCGGCTCGTCGGTGAACGGACTCACCGGGCCGAGCTCAGCGTAGTGCGCCTCAAGCAGCGGCATCAGGTCCGGCCAGAGGTCGGCGACGCCCTCGCGCTGGAAGGTGACCTCGGTGGCAACGGGCATGGGGCCTCAACTGCCCATGGTGCTCGGCGAGCGGCTATCTTCTATGTTTCCGTTACGCCAACGGCGATTACCGTCTCCGCATGGAGTACCGATGACGATCAACAACATGGAGCAGGCGCTGGACCGCATCGCGAATGGCGGGATGGGGCAGTCGGATCTGCGCGATCTCGTCATCTTCCTCGTGCAGCAGGTGGGGGAACATCGTCGCGGGTTTCACAAGGCGAACCTGATAATCCAGGGCCTCCTGCAGGGCCTGATGCTGACGCTCGCGGTAATCGACAAGCACGGCTTGGCTGCCGCCCCGGAGTTCGCGGAAGACCGAAAGGCGCTCGACAAAGCCATCGCCGACGCCCGCGCGATGTTCGGCTAGCCCTTCGCCGCCTCCCGCAACGCGATGACCGCCGCCGACCACCACCAGGACAGGTCGCCGCAGGCGATCCGGTCGAACCGCGGGTCGTGCGTCAGGGTCCGGTGCACGTCGTCGTGCTTGGCGCGCAGCTGCTCGGCCAGCCAGGCGGCCGTCGCCCCGCCGAGGCCCTGCCGGTGCCGGCGCTCGAGCAGCGCCAGGACCCGGTCGGTCAGATCCGGCGGCGCCGACGCGGTCGCGGGCGCGGCCGGCTGGGCCTGGGCGCGTCCGGCACGATCCGCCAGCCCTCGTGGAGCATTGCCACCAGGCCGAGGATGGTCGCCGCGGTCAGCGGCACGCGCAGGTCCATCGGCAGGCCCCTCGGGTGGACGAGCCGCAGGGGCGGCCCCTCGACCAGCAGCCGCGGCGCCGCCTGATGCAGATTCGCGAGCCCGTCGTGCACGGCGACTCCCTCCGATGCCCAGCCGGGCCTCTCGTTCGCGGCGCGCGTCCGGCGCCAGGCGCCACCACCAGCAGCGGCCGCCGTCGAGCGGCGCCGTGCGCTCGAAGTACAGCGTCCGCGCGCTCATCTCGCGGATGACGTCGGCGACAGGCCGGCCGGTGGCAGCGGCCAGTGCCTCAGGCGACTGCGGCTCGAGGTCGAAGAGCAGGTCGGCGAGGCTGTCGTCGTCAGCGGGGAGCATCGCCCACTCCGAGCGCGCGCAGCAGGTCCGCGTGTGCCTTCTGGTTGCGCTCGGCCTCCTCGGCGCCTCGGGCGTACTCCCAGCACGACGTGTGGTCGTAGAGCCCGACGGAGAAGCAGAAGCAGTCAAGCCTGCCGGTGTGGTCGACCGACTGCTCGGTGATCGCCACGCGCGTGACGGCAGCGAGCCGCACCCAGCCCTGGCTCGGCAGGAGGAACCATCCGTTGGCCATCAGTCCTCCCGGTTGAAGGGGTCGTAGTCGAAGATCACCCGGCCGCCGCCGTGCTGGTTGACCGGCTCGTCGTAGCCGCGGTCGCGCGCCGCCACCGGCGAGGCGTAGGTGAGCGCCAGGCCGTCGCCGAGGTCGGGCGAGCGCAGGCCGCGCGCGCGCATGTCGTCCTTCGACTCGAGCACCATCACGTCGCGGGCGTTGTCGAAGGTGTAGGTCGGGCCGCAGAGGTCGGCGATCAGCTCCTGCAGGCGCGGGATGCCCAGGCCGTTCTTGACCGCCTCGGCCAGCGTCGCCCACATCTCGGTGCGCTTGTTGTTGTACCGCGGGATGGAAGGCCGGCCGCCGAAGTCGACGGGGATCGGCGAGAAGCCGCGGCGTAGCAGCTGGTCGATGACGCCCTCTCCGCGCCCCGCGTCGACGAAGACCGCGTCGGGGTCCCAGTCGTTGCACTTGCGCGCGACCTGGTCGGCGAGGCCGACGTTGTCGATGCCGTTGAAGACCAGCGGGTCGAACGCGGCGAGGCCCTGGCGGGGGAAGATCACCGAGCGGTCGCCGCCGTAGCGGGCGACGTCGACGCCGAGGATCTTGGGCGCGTGACGGTAGGCGTCCTCGCGGATCTGCCGCGCGGCCGCAGCGTTGACCGCCTCCAGCGAGATCAGCTGGTTCTCGGCGGCAGCCGAGAAGTCGCACAGCATCTCCTGCCGGAACTGGTTCTCGCTCATCTCCTGCTTGAGCCGCTGGATCTCCTCGGGCGGCAGGGCCTCGGTCTCGTAGCAGGTGAACAGGCCGGCGAACCACTCCGCCTGGTTGTCGAGCGCCTTGAAGTAGATCTCGCTGAAGAGGTTGACCCCCTTCGGCGTGCCTATGAACAGCGCCCAGCCGCGGCGGTCGGTGAGGGTCGGCAGCAGGATCTCGCCCCAGACCTCGGGCTTCATCTGCGCGACCTCGTCGAGCACGACGCCGTCGAGGTAGATGCCGCGCAGGCCGTCGGGGTTGTCGGCGCCGAAGACGCGGATGCGCGCGCCGTTCGGGAACTGCACCCACAGCTCCGACTCGTTGGCCGTGGTGCCGGGGACCTTCAGCGCGTAGCGCTTCAGGTAGTCCCAGGCGACGGCCTTCGCCTGCTTCAGCAGCGGGCCGACGTAGGCGTAGCGCGCGTTCGCCTTCTTGGTCCGCAGCGCCGCGTCGATCAGCGTCAGCAGCGCGAGGATGGTCTTGCCGGCGCGGCGGTGGACGACGAGCACCGAGAAGCGCTTGAGGCTCCGGTGCACGTTCGCCTGCCACTGGCGCGGGCGGTAGCCGAGGTCGACGGGGGCGACCATCAGCCGTCCACCTCGCGCTCGTCGTCGTCGCGCTCGACCTGCGCCCAGACGCGCGCGCGCTCCCGCTCGACCCACTCGGAGACCGCGCCGAAGCGGGAGTGCCAGTTGCCGGTGCCGCGGTCGGCCGAGATCGTCCGCGTCCCCTCGTGGCGCGTGGCGATGATCTGGATGCTGTCGTAGTGGTCGGACAGCTGCGCCAGGCAGCGGTCGAGCCGGGCGATCTCCTCGTTGCGGTCAGCCATCACGCCGCCCCGGCCGCGGCGCGCGCCTCGACCTCCTGGACGACGAGCAGGGCCAGCGAGTAGCGGTCGAACATCATGCCGAGGGTCAGCGGCTCGCCCGTCGCGGGATCCCGGCCGCACGGATGGAGCGCGCCGAGGCGGCCGCCGTCCGGCAGCAGGTTCATGTCGCGGACCATCGACCGCTGCACGGCGATCTCGTGTGCGTACGGGTCGAGCATCACGCGCTCGCCGCCGGCTTCGGCGTCCACAGCCGCGGCCGGCTGGTCAGGTGGAAGCCCTTGCAGTGCGGGCAGGGGTAGAAGCGCAGGTAGGTGCACCCGCGCGACGGGTCGCGGAGGATCTTCGCCGCGGCGTCGATCGCCTCGGTCTTCGTCGCGTAGCGGGTCTTCCGCATGCACGAGACCAGGCGGCCCATCACCCAGCCCCGTACAGCTTCCGGTACGCCTCGGCGATCTTCGGCGACGGCAGGCGCCGCCCGTTCTCGACGTCGTGCACCATGGAGATCGAGACCCCGGCAGCGTCGGCGACCTGCTTGAGCGTCCAGCCCTGGGCCAACCGCGCGGCGCGGTAGCCGGTGGGGTCGGGCAGCGAGCCCGTCCCGTCGCAGCGAGGGCACGGCATGGTCATCGGCCGAGCCGCCACCCACCGAGCCGGTAGTACCCGCGCTCGAGCAGCAGCGCGGCCTCGTCGGTGACGATGGCCACGGCTAGGACCAGCAGCCAGACGATGGCCAGCGGCGCAAGGAGCGGGAACAGGAGGACGCGGCGCATGGTCGGTCAGCCGGCGACCGAGGGTGCGGCGGCGCTGTGGGGGACGCGATCATTCGTCATCTTCTGTCTCCTGGCGAATCAGCATCGCCGCGACCACGTGCAGCGTTCCCACGGCCTCGGCCAAGGTGAGGGCCACCGCCCTGCGATACCGATTGATCAGCTCGTGCAGGTCGTCCTCGAACCGCTCCACGGCAGGCTTGTCGTCGATGCTCATGTGCGTGCCTTCGGCAAGGTGATGGTTGTGCCGTCGTGAAGCTCAATCCATCCGGTCGCCTCGCCGTGGCCGCAGCAGGCGTTCGCGGTCAGCGCACCTAGCCGATTCAATGCGCGGATGAGCGGAGCCAGGCAGCGATCCACCGGCTTGACGGTCCAACGCGCTCGCCCGGTGTGGCTCAGGCGTGCGGGCATGCAGACGCGGACGCGGACGTCGTCACCCCAGGAACACATCACGGAGTCCCAGCGGTTGGCCGTGGCGCGAAGGGCGCGGTGGCAATGATCTGGTCGGGGCGGATGGCGAAGACGTCGGCACCGACGAGCACGCGCACCTCGCCGGCCGGGTCGACACCGACGCAGATGCCGGCGCGGATGGCGCCCTGGGCGCGGAAGGTGACGTCGTCGTCGGGGTTCGGGAGGTCGGCCATCACGACTCCGGCGAGGCGGGCACGCCGCTGATGACCTGGATCGGCGCGCCGTCCTTGCCCGTGTGCTCGACCCGCTGGACGAAGAGGCCCAGGTGCTTGCCGAGGAGCTCGAGCGCGCCGCGCTTGTCCCAGAAGCGCACCTTGCGGACCGTAGTCACGGGCGGCTCGTCGACGGTGCCGTCCTCGTTCATGCGCAGGCGCGGCCCTTCCTCGGCCACGTCGATGCCGGCGATCGCCCGGCGGACGTCCTCCGGCATGTCGCGGACCGGCAGCAGGTTGCCGCTCTCGTCGAAGGCCTCGCCGATGTCGACGCGCGCCAGGCGCAGGAGCTCCCCGAGGACGACGTCGGCGGTGATCCCGGTCCGCTGGGACCGCTTCTCCTGCGCGGCCGAGACCGCGGCCTGGACGTCAGGTTTCGTCAGGGCCTCGTGCCCTGCCTGCTTCGCGGTCTTCGGGCTGTAGCCGGCCCGGATCGCGGCCTGGGTCGCGTTCAGGTCGACCAGGTACTCGTCGACGAAGCGCTGCTGCTTCGGAGTGAGGGCCACGCGGCGACCCTACGCATGCGGCGCTGGAATCGCAACGCTGATTCAGCGTGTTGGCGGATTGGCAACGTCCTGCCCCTCGGGGAGGGGCGGCGTGGTGGCTAGCGCCCGGATCGACTCCGCGATTCGCTGGTGGTTCACGCCGAACGGCGTGCGCTCGACCCCTGCCGCCGCTGCTTCGATCGCTGCGCGGAAGCCGCGCTCGTAGTCCTGCACCTCGGGGGGAGCGGCGGGGGTGACAGCCTCGACCGTGGCGAACACGTGCGACAGCAGCCAGTCGAGGCGACCGCCGATGCGGCATCCCTTCTCGCGGTGCGGGCTCGGCGGATCGACCGGCACGCCTGCGTCGTCGAGTCGCTTGTGGACGTAGGCCTTGAAGCGGGCCAGCGCGTCACGCTCGGCGATCAGCGCCAACTGCGCCTCTCCCTCCTTCGCCACGAGTCGCAGGGCTTCGCGCTCGCAGGCATCGTGCCCCTCGGGGAGGGGCGGCGGGGTGGCAGCACGCGGCGCCGCGGCGATGTAGGCCGCGATGCCGCGTCGTATATCGTCCCACTCCGCGCGCGGCACGTGGGTGCGTGCCTGGTCGACGGTGCGTGCTCCGGTATGGGCCATCACTGCCGCGACCACCGCAGGCTCGTCGATCCCCTCGGGGAGGGGCGGTGGGGTGTTGCTCATTGCTGTTCGTCCAGGATGGCTTCGCAGCGCGCGCACTCCGCGCCGCGTGTGGTTGGCTTGCCGCAGACGCCGCACGTGCCCGCCCCCTCGGGGGAGAGGAGGGGCGAAGCCCCGACGGGTGCGGCGGCGCTGTGGGGGTCCTGGCGGACGGCCAGGTATGCCGAGATGGCAGGCAGCGACTCCAGCAGCGCGAAGCGCATGGCGTCGGCCTCGGCCTCGTCGCCGCTCAGGTTCGATCGACGCAACGCGTGCTCGTACTTCTCGCGCAACGCCTCCGCGAGCTTGTCGAAGGCGACCGCGTCGAAGCCCTGGTGGGGGTTGGGGTCCGTGCTCATGGCCGCGCCTCCTGCTTCGGCTGGTATTCCTGATCGCTGCCCTTGCAGGTTCGACCCCATCGCGCGCCGCTGTGGATCACGATGCGCAATGGGCCAGTCGACTTCTCCCAGCCGTAGCCGTCGGACGCTCGCCTGGCGATGACGTTGCGTCCGCACACCGGGCACACGCATTCGATGCTCACGACCGCGCCTCCTGGCCCTTGTCGGGGGGTGCTGGGCGCACGGCCTTGTCGGGGGTGGGTGGCACTAGAACTCCGTCGTGCTGAGGATGGACGGGAACGTCGAGGCATCGGCGATCGACTGCGCGTAGGTGATGCGCAGGGTTCGCGTCTCGTCGCTCCACAGCGTCTTGGTCAGCGGCACCTCCTTCGGCACGGCGTAGAGGTTGTCGCGGTCGATGCCCGTCTCCCGCACGTACCAGGTGATGGCCTCCTCCCACGTTTCGGCGCCGACGACGTCCTCGTCGCACACCTGCCAAGCGTGGATGCGGCTGCGGTCGATGATCTTCACGTTCATGCTTGACCCGTATCTGGTGTGAGCGGCGAGCCGCCCGTGGTGGTTAGTAGTGCCCATACTGGGTTTTACCGGTCGTCCCGCGTCAGCGCTCCGGCGCGGTGTCGGGGGATGCGGCGGGGGAGGAGGTGCGGCTCATTCCAGCCTCCACTGGCGCGCCGACCGCTGCACACCGTCGACCACGCCTTCGAGCACCTTCTGGGCGACCAGGCGCTCGCGGGCCATCATGTGACGGGCAAGCTGGTCGCGGAACTTTGCCGGCAGCATGAGCAGGATCGTGTTCACGTCGTCGTCGGGCAGGATGTCGCGCTTGCTCGGTCCAGCGAAATACGGCGCGTTCGATTGACCATCACCCATTGCTCGCCCCCTCCCCCGCGTCGGCGTTCGGTGGCGGCGGGAGCGAATGCATGCCCAGGACGACGTGGTGCGGCTGCTGGTGCCAGTCGGTGACGTAGGAGACGACGCGCTCGACGGAGCGCCCGCTGTACTCGCCGGTCGCGGGGTCGAACTCGCGCAGGATCAGCCGATCGCCCACGCGGTAGTCGCGGTCGTTCGCGCGAATCTCGAACGGCTTGGCTCCGGAAGCCACCGCGTCGAAGAAGCGCGGCCACGTCTTGAGGTCGTGCGTCCTGCCGATCCACCCCTCCCGCTCCCCCGCAGCCGCGTCAGGTGCCCCCGCTGGGTGCGCGGAGAGGGCGCGGCGTGCGATATCCGAGAAGTACGTCGTGGGAGTGATGGGCCACAGACGACCGTCATCGCCTCGTTGGCAGATGATGAACTTGTCTTGCTCACCTTCGGATGCGTACCACGTCAGCGCCTCCCGCATCTCCTCGGCCCGCTGCTGCCACGCGGCGGCGGAGGCACGGGCGGAATCGAGTTCGGCGTCGAGCACTTCCACGCGAGCCTCGGCCTTCTCGGCGCGGGCAATGGCGGCGTCGCGCTCCATCGCGATGTCGGCAACCGTCATGCCGGCGCAGCGGGTCAGGGCACGCTCGCGGAGCGCGGCGAGGATGGCGTCGGCCGCAGCGCCTGAGCCGGCCATGTCCTCCATGTGCTCCAACATGGCAGCGAGGATCGCCTCCCTGTCCCCGCTGGTGGCGCTGGTGTGGGGGTCGGTCATTCAGGCACCGGCAGGTAGCAGGTCTTGACGTACTCATCGACGGCGAAGGCGTCGCTGTTGGTGTCCCACCCGCATTTCAGCGCCATCGCACGAATCCAAGAACGGATGTCGTCGAGTGCCTCGTTGTAGCCGTCGACCCGGCCAGCGTGGCGAGCGTCCTCAGGAATGTTCTCGGGGTCATAGCTCACGGCGTCGTCTCCTCCCCGTCCGCGCGGGGCGTGGGGGTGGGGTCCACTCGGGTCGTGACGATGCGAACGCCGTCGCGGATGGCGCGATACTTGAACTCGCCCAGTACACGACCGCGAAGCGTCATTGTCTCGTTGCCGTTCCGCCCCACGACAAGGACCAGATGCCCGATATCGCGCGGGTCGACGGCCCTGGCGATGTCATTGATCCAGGCCGCGTGCTTCTCGAACAGCGCGGCTACGGCGCTTTCGTTCATACCCTCAATGTCCATCACCCCTCCCCCTCCGTCGCGTGGGGTGCGCGAGGGAGAGCGGCGAGGGCGGAACGTGCTACCTCTGCCGAGTACGGCTCATCGAAGCTGGGCGTGACCTCCGGACCTTCATCCCAACAGGCGATGCGATCCAGCGCCCCTCGCGCCGCCTCCAGCGCGTCGAGGAGGGCGAGGAGGGTGGCGGGATTCGCCTGGGCGATGAAGGCGGATGTGGCCTTGGCCTCGGCTCGGTCATTGGTGCGAATCCACATTTCGCAGATGGGGAAGCCGCCGCGCTGAAACACGACAGTCTCGCTACCGGTACCGCCGTGTTCCCACGGCCCCGGCGTCGCCGCCATGGCTGCCGAGCGGAGGGAGGAGAGGGAGAGAGAGAGGGTCATGCGCGCTCCGCAATCTCGTTGGCCCGCATCAGCCAACGGGCCGACTTGGCGTAGGCGTCCTGAGCCCGCTTCGATTGCCCGCGGCCACGCTCCTCAAGCTCGTTGTAGACCATGAGCCAGTACGCCGCCCGTTCCTCGGCATGCTGAATGGCCGCCGTCTTGGTCGCGTTGCTCATGTCCGGCTCCCTGCGGGTATGGCCCCACTATGACTAGTTCTAGTCAGCATGCAAGACCCTTCTGACTTCCACTAGTCAGGAGGTCGGGGCCAGCTACGCTCCCCGGCATGTCCGAGCCCCCTGCCGTGGTCGCTGAGGTCGCCAGGCTCCTCAAGGCGGCCGCCGTGACGCAGT